ACAAACTAAGATACGAGAGGGACAACTGAATACAACCTTTACCAATCCCACGATTAACTTTACAGATAAAGCAGTAACACAGAATGTTATGTGTAAAGTGCGTCTTTCTGCAAATCAGGATAACTTAACTGATACATCTTATACAAAAGTCCTCTTAGATACTGAGCTTTATGATATTGGAGGGGACTTTGATACAACAAATAAAAGGTTTGTTGCTCCTGTTTCTGGGTATTACCAAGTGAACGCAAAAATAGTATTCAAAGACCCAGTGGCAGATAAAAGAGTAGGGGTGGCAATTTATGTTAATGGGTCATCGTACGAAACGTATTTGAATCACACGAGTAGTACAAGTTATGCCTATGCGGCAATAAGTTCTTTGTGCTATGTTGCTTCTGGTCAGTATATAGAGCTATATGCTGTTGTTTATGCTGGGGCGAATACCGTAGATATTTATGGGAGTGGTGCTAATTCAGACTCTACTGGAATGGATAACTTAACAACCTTTAACAAATGGCAGTAGTAACTGACCTTTACGGAAACAAAATTGCAGAGGTGGACAGTTCAATGCTTAGTGGTTCTGAATTTCCAGATGATTCTAATATTAATGTATTTGAGTTTGCCAATGTTCTTTTAGCAGGGATACTACCAATACTTGTTTGGATAGTAAGCACAATAGCAGATTTGTCTGGAGATATCGTTTCAGCCACAGACACAACAGGAAGTTTCCTAACCGAATCAGACAGTGCAGGAGTTAGTTTAACAGCAAATGACATAGCAGGGGGTACTGTTTCCGAAGAAGATGTTACAGAAATTATTATGTCAATAACAGACTTCCTTTCCAATATCAATGAGATTTTAGATGTTGAAGGAACAAGTTTAAGTGTTAGCGAGTGGGGAGGAAACACGGTTTCGGCAACAGAGGTTTCTTTAAATAACTCCCTAATCTACGATTTCACTATTTACGAGTACGATAACCCAAGTATTAATTACGAGGGAGTATGGGTTCAGGGAATTGTTATGGACATAAGCGGCTCGTAAATGTAAAATATACACATAAGTTATTAAAGTCTTTTAATGACATTTACAAACATAAAGAAAAGAATTGCTAGCAACATAGGCTATGTGGATTCTTCAGGGGATTTACTTGCCTCTAAAGATATAACAGCAACAGATTTAGGAAATTGGATTAACGATAGGTACATAGATGACCTATTTTCATTTCTTTCAAGCCAATACCCCGAAGACTTTCTACAATTAGGAAGACTTAACTTCTACAAGACCACAGGCACAGTGGGTGCAACCTCAACAGAGGAAACACTTGTTGCCACAGGTTCTATCTTCAATAATGGTATGGTGGGGGACAAGGTTTACAATTCTACCGATGACGAACTAGCAACCATCATAGCATACACTTCAGCAACTACAGTCACCGTTGACACAACCATAGGAGACACTTGGGATGGGGATACTATTTATGTACTGGGACACGAGTTTGGACTAGGTGGAAACGCTACTGACGCAAGAAGTATTACAAGAGTAGGGGTTAAATACTCTACTTCAGACAGTACTTACACAAACGCAAGATATGTTTCAAAAAGCAAGGCTCTACAAAGTGGAGGCGAAACCTATTACCAATCAGACCCTATTTGGTATCCTACAACAGTAGATATTTCAAGCGTACCAACAAGTGCCATTGGAATACTACCAGAGGCGAGTGTTAATGTGGCAAACGGAATTGAGATTGAATACATAGAACAACCAACAGCACTAAGTGCAGATAGTGATGTACCAAGACTGCCACTAGGAGCACACTCTACACTGGTTTATGGTGCTACTGCAGATGCACTAAGAAAACTCATGAGACTAGACGAAGCAGACAGGTATGAGCAGTTGTATCAGGCAGGGAAAATGGAAATGGTTACAAGTTACTTACTCACTCGAGGTAGTGGGACTCCTAAAGTAACACCTTCTAGGAGATTAAGAAGAATGATTGACCGAGATAGATAATGAAAATAAAAACAGAGCCTAAAATCTACTGGTATCAAAACCTCAGTGGGGGAATGAACCAAACAACAGACCACAGACTAATAGAGAATAACGAGTCTCCACTTCTTAAAAACGTTCTACTTGATAGAATAGGAAACTGGTCTAACAGAAAAGGAACTGATTTACTGGGTAGTGTAACAGCAGGTAGTGACAGGGTTTGGGGACTGGGAACTTATGATAAGTCAGACGGAACACATACCTTTTACAGAATAGCCAACAGAGATTTGGAAGAGTTTAATGGAACAGACACTTGGAGTGTTATTGACACAGACGAGTGGACTGCTTCTAAAAAAGTTAATATGGTCAATTTTTTAGATAGAATATACTTTGGTTGCGAGGACGGAACAACAGCCTTAGCCTACTCAACAGGAGATACTATTACAGACGTAGCACCAGTAATTGGAGGACATCACTTAGCAGTTAACAAAGCCACCCTAGCAGTTGGTGGGAACAATATAAAACCTCATGTGATATTTTTTAGCAACCCTAATACAGACACTTTCTACGATGCTACAGGAACTTGTGCGGCTAATGCTGATGTAGCAGGGGCGAATACAGTAACTGCAACAACAGGAATCTTTGAAGCCTACCACGAGGGGGCGGCGTATCTTTACAATGCAACAGAGGGAGTGCTTAGATATATAACAGGTTTTACGAGTTCTACAGTAGTTACTACAGACGGGGCTACTTCTACATGGGATAATGACACTATTTACGTGATAATAAACTACTTCACTCAAGATGGTAAGTGCATAGGAATAACTTCTTTTAATGAGAAGTTTATTTCCTTTGACGAGGATAATATGTACCAATGGGACCCTAGTTCAACATGGTCTTACAAAATGCCAGGATTTGGGTGTGTCAATGTGTGTCAATGAGAGAACTATTCAAGATGTTAATGGCAGTTTAATCTGGGTCGACAGGGAAGGTATCTATTTGTACGATGGTTCAAATAGACCTATAGATATTTCAAGGAAAATTAAAGACCCTGTAGATGGGTATGGACTTTGGATTCAATTGGCAGCAGGTTCATTTGACGGGAAATACTACTTATCGGTAGGTGATTTAAGTACTTTAAGTGGTGCACCAGCTAGTGCCATTACTAATGCTGAGTTTGTGTTTGACGTGAGTAATGGTTGTTGGATGCTTAATTCAAGGGATGATGAGCCAGTAGTGTACTCAACCTTTATCAATTCAACAGGGGCAAAGGATTTGTACTACGGAGAAAAGAGTGCTACAGCAGTGTATAAAATGAACACAGGAACAACAGATGACGACAGTGCAGGAACGGCGAGTGCTATTTCCCTTGAGGCAAGGACAATGGATTATATATTTGACGACCCTACGATTGAGTATAGGGTAGCGAACTTCTATGTAAGGTATAAAGCGGGTGGAGATGTTACGGTTTCCTACGCCTACAATGGTGGCTCTTACACAACTTTGGATACTTTATCTAGTAGCTCGACAATTACAGTAGAAAGAATCTTACCCAAGGTACAATGCCAAGGGTTTTGCCACTCTCTAAAATTTACTTGTAGCTCTACTATGATGATTGAGGCAATAGGGTTCATGGCAACCCCAGTAAGTTTTGGGAAGGTAGCAACATAATGGAAATAGTCTTTGACACACAAACAGTTACAGAAGCAGGCTTTGACACTTACTTAGTAAGGGCTATGTTTCCAACGGGTACTACAGCACCTGTAATAGAAACAAGGTTTACAGATGCTAGTAGTTTAGTTGGGGGAATAATAGGACAAGAGGGAATACTGTATCTTGGTAGTAAACAGGTTAGGTTGGACGGAAAGAACAAGAGAATAGTTATAAACGATGGGCTTAATGACCGAGTAATAATTGGCTATTTAGGATAATGGGAAACTTCGGAATAAGAATATCTAAAGAGGGGCTTGATGTTAACACTACTCCAACCAGTTCAAATATAAAAAATTTTCAACTACTAAGTACGGAAGGTAGTTTAGTAGAGAAAGAAAAATCTACTACTCCCTCGGATACTAATATGTTTTTTGCATATTCCTTGAGCCCAAATGATGATAATTATTCAAATTTTGGAGCAATAAAAACAGTAACAATAGCAAATGGTGGTAGTGGGTATACTGCCTATGACCTGATAAGTATTATTGGTGGGGATTCTAATGCAAAAGTTTATATTAGCGCTGTTAATGGTGGTGGTACGGCCATATCTTTGTTTATTAATACTGGAGGAAGTGGCTATAGTGTCGCAAATGGAGTAAGCACCACTGGTGGAACTGGTAGTGGGTTTGAAATAAACATTACGGATGTTACACTAACAAATGATTACCGTGCACACCCAGAAAATGCAGGGTATAATACTAAGATATATACAATATTTGAGAACGAAATGCCATGAGCAATATGGGTATCAAAATTTCAAAGCCAAACTCTGATGTCTTGTCTACCACCGAAAACAATCTTATTTTTAATTCTACATATCCAGCATTAAAAGTACAAAGTTCTGGTAGTGGAAGTGTCACGCTTACTGGAAATCAAGGAATGGAGGTTTTAGTTGAACACAACTTAGGTTACAAACCATTCTTTCTGGTATGGATAGACTATGGAAGTGGATACGAATTAGTTCCTTTAAGTTATGTCGATGCAAACTCGTATTTTATAGGGTACTATGGAACGACAGATACTACTCAACTAGAATTAGTTGCAATAGTAGAATATGTTGGAGAAATAGATATGTGGGACGAAGATTGGGAATATCCGCCAGCACCTGGAGATAAAACAGTTGATTATGCATGGGTAATTTTTTATGACCCAATATTATAATGGGAAACTTCGGAATAAAAATAACAAAAGAGGGAAAAGATGTTTCGTCTTCAAATCCCGAAGATTACACCCTTTTAACAGGAAATAAGACGTTAAATGTAAAGAAAAGAGGAAGTGTTACTTTTTCTACCTCGATAGGAGTTGACGGAGAACCAGTTGATGGGACTGCTACAGTTGCACATAACTTTGGTTATGTTCCCCAGTTTATGGCATTTGTTACGCCGTATGTATCCCAATATTTGAGTAAATATGTTTTTAGTTTAATAGATTACGTAAATCTTGATTTTGCAATTGCCGCAGAAGATGTTGGGGGAACTATTCACGAAAACGTTTCGGCATATACTACAAATACAGATATTGTTTTCACGGCGAGTCTCTATGCAACTATGCCTTTTGCCACCCCTTCGGGAATAGGATATGAATATACGGTTGATTATATTCTTTTTATGGAAGAGGCAACTTTTAATTAGACTAGACTTGACTGACAATATAATATAATATATTAGCATAACACCAAGCAGTAGCAGGTACATTTCTAAGTTAATAGACTTAAACAATGGCATTACTATACCAGGAAATTATGGGTGTACCAGGACTTACTGGAAGTTGGCAGCAAAGAAATGCTCAATACTACAAAGCACTTGGTTCTCCAATGGGAGCATACACAGGCAGTTTACAGCAGAATCTTTATTTACTAGACCAGATTAAAAAGAAGAACTTTCCTCAAGCACCAGCACCACAGCCAGTAGCACAACCAGCGGCTCAACCAGCACAACCGATTGCTGACCAATATGCAGCACAGGGGGTTGCAGCAGGACAAGCAGTTTCTGCAAGACCATCTTTTCAAGAGGCTATGCCTTTTTATGATGCGTGGGGAAGATTAGCTCCACAGGCAACTTTAGCAGCAGAATCACAAGTAAACCCTGAAATGGTAAGACAGTACAAAGCCCAGTCTGGAGATTATATGAGAGGAATGACTTCGGCAGGGGGGCAAAGATTTGGAACGGGATTAGCAGGACTTGGAGAAATGAAAGCGGCAGCCGAAAGAGAAAGAAATGCACAATTACAAGACTGGCTAGGAGCATATCAAAAGGGGTATAAGGAACTGTTCTACAGTCCTTCAGAAACAGCATGGAACTTAGCAACAACACAGGCCCCAAACCAAGACTTGTTAAAAATACCAACATGGGCAGATGTTTATGACAAATACAATACAATGTATGGAGGGGGTGCAGCGACTCCACAGGCAGGATTTGAAGGAGGTTCTCCTTTCTATTCTTCTCAGCCAAAACCACCTTCTTATTAATTTAAACTAAACTAAAATGGCAGACTTAGCAACATACGAAACAAATCTTAAAAACCTTGAGGGTCAATTAGGGCAATATGGTGCCAACCTGCCTTCTGAAATTGAAACACAAATTCAAGCCGCTTATACACCAGCCCTACAAAAGTCACTAGATGTGACTAGCAACCAAATGGGTGATTACCTTGGGAGATATTTCGACGTAACACAAATGGGACCTGGTACTCAGGGCACTTCCGCAATAGACTTAAGTCCTACACAAAAACTAGGGGTTATGGGAAGAGAGTTAGGTACTATGTCTGGAAACTTACAAGCAAGCCAAAGATACTCAGACTATTTAGGTGGACAAATGAACGACATGTACCAAAAGGCACTAGGTGCTGCTCAAATGGGACAACAGAACTTGGCTTCTCAGTACGAGAGACAATTCCAACTTTATCAATTAGCATGGCAGGAAGCAGAGGCCGAGAAAGACAGGCAGGCTTCAATAAGGGCTGCACAAATAGCAGCAAGTGTTTATAACCAGCCAACTACAGAAACACCTCCACTTCCGAAGGGTACCCCAATAGACATCCAAAAGGCACGTTATGAAGAATACCAAAGACAAGGGTACTCTGACGAAGAAGCGTATAACTATTCAACACAGGGAATCCCAGAGGATAAACCAATAACCTCTCAACAAGGTGGGGTCGTTGGTCTATTAGGTAAAATATGGGGGAAACCACTAGATTGGCTATCAGGTAAAATTTACGGAGAGAGTGAAAACAGGTATAGCACACCAAAAAGTAGTTCGGCTGGTGGCTGGTAATTATTTAATTAATGTATAAAAGAAATGGCAACTTTTGAAGAAATAAAGGCGAGGTACGAATCACCAGAAAGTAAAGGCTTTGTGGGGAATGTTCTGGGTTCTATGACACAACCTTTTAGAAGAGCACTTGAGGCTGCTCAGTATGCAGGCTCTGCACCTGGAAGTTATAAGCCTATGTTTAAATCATCTTCTGCAGAAGATATTAATGCTGCAATTAGGGAGCCTAGTAAACAGGTGTTAAAAAGCGTTGCGACAGCAGGTTCTTTTCTTGTTCCAGGGGGGGCAGCCAGCAAGGCAACCACAACAGGAGCCAGGATTGGTTCTGCGGTCCTCAGAGGTTTGGGGGCTGGAACTTTATCTGGATATGGATTAAGTGAGTCAGGCAAGGAGTTAGAAAGCACACTAACGGGTGGGGCACTTGGTGGTGTTCTTGGAGGTGGATTACAAGCAGGGAGCGAGTTGATTGGAAAACTTGGACAAAGAACTCCCAAGGGTGGAATCGATGCAAAGGTAGTTAAGGGTAGTGCAAGTAAAATAGGTATGACACCAGATGAGTTTACAAATGATATTACAAGTACCTTAGATGATATGAAGGCTAGGGGTTATGATATTAGCAACTCGAAGTCTTTGGCAAATAGTTTTAAGCCATACTTAAAAGAAGTTGGTGAAGAGATTAATAGTGTTGCTAGCCTGACAGAGGGTGTTGCTGACACAAGTGGTATAAGAAGTGTTTATTCAAAGAACCTTAAATTCGCAGGAACGTCTGATGCCGCAAAAAAGTTTAAGGAAATAACGAAGAAGTTATTGGCAAAACAAAACCCAACCTATGGAGACATTGTTCAGTATACTAGAGAATTAGATAAGGTCGGTGGTGGATTTAAACGTATAATGAAAGCAGACCCTACCTCGCAACTTGGACAGATACTACAAGATACTAGGGAAGCCGTTAGGGGTGTTTCTGCCGAGAGTCCGAAACTTGATAACATATTACAAACTTACAGTAGGGCGGCGAATCTAAAGTCTACAATACTTGCAAATCCAGAAATAGCTGACAAGGTATACTTTGGTGGAATACTGCCTTTTAGTAAAGCGGTTAATATAAGGCCCGCTACAGAAAAGGTGTCTGGGCTTGGGAATAAGTTATATAATGCGACAATACCTTCTACGGGAACAGTTGATGTTGCTCAAAAACTAGCAGGGCTTGGACAAAGGGCAATACCAGGGTTTGTAGGTATGGGTGCTAGAGAGAAATCGCCACAAAAGGAGTCTTTATTCGAAGCCTCTGGTCTAGGACAGACTTCGCAGAAACTATCCGTTCAACAAGCACTTTCTTTGGCACAACAAATAATGCCAACTGCATCTGAATCAGAAGTTATGAGTTTGGCGAAAATGCTTATGACCGAATCTTCTCCTGATGCAAGTGTTTCTTCTATAAGTGCACGAGGAGCTTTGGCCGATATTGATAAATTAGTAAGTATTATAAATGAAAACAATGGCGTTCCATTCTCTTCCGCACTGCCATTTGGTGGGTTCAGCGAGGAGGGGCAAGTTTATAAAAATGCTGCAAGAAATGTTTACGACTTGGTAACAAGAACCCGAACTGGAGCAGCCTTAAATCAAAGTGAAGAGGAGTTCTATAAGCAGTTTGTTCCTGGAATTACCGATACTCCAGCCTCAATACAAGATAAGATTAAGAGACTGCAGGATTTGTATTCGTCTCTCGCAGGGGAGGCTTCTTCCTCTACAATGTTTCCACAGCAACAAATATCTGACCAATACAATTACTAACTATGAAATTATCAGAACTACTGACAAACATAAGCACAGGGGCAGGAAACTTAGTAAACGACTATAGGAGCAAGGTAGCCTCAGCCAAGGCAGAATTTAAACTACCAGAAGGAAGTCCAAATGTATGGGAGGCACTAAATACATTATACAAGGACTACCAAAGGCAAAACGAAATTAAAGAAACTGGGAGTTATACACTAGGACAGCCCATAAGTTTAATGTATGGGACTGCAGACAACACTAACGACTTTAAAAGAATAGGGGAGTTTAGAGATGCTATGAATGGAATTGGAGCCTATGCGAGCCCAAAAAACAGAGAGCTCCCAGAACTAGAAAAGCAATATGGCAAGGAGTTT